TGTGTACGACACGCAGACTACGCCATCTGAGTCGCCCGGCAAGTTTACATCTACACAAAAGCCTGTCTGGTACAGCCTGCACAAGTTTGAAAGATTAGAGGAGTTATTAAATGAAAATCAGCGCGCGAATACGATTGTTGTTTACAACTACCAAGAAGAACTTGCCGAACTCAGACGACGCTTTGGGCACTTACAGACTCTTGACGATCCCAACGCAATCGAGCGATGGAATGCAGGCAAGATTCAGTTATTGGCCGTGCACCCGAAATCAGCCGGTCACGGGCTTAACTTGCAATATGGGGGATGTTACATGGTCTTTCTGTCCCTGCCGTGGAGCCTCGAACTTTACGAGCAAACCATTGGACGTTTGCACCGATCAGGCCAAGAGCACCCCGTGTGGTGTTACGTCATGCTGACCAGCAAAACAGTGGATGAAAAAATTTGGGCAGCTTTGCATGACAAGCGCGCTATGTCTGATATTGCAATGGAGGAATTGAAATGAGCGAGCATGATTATCTGCGGCTGATTGAAAAATTGGCTCACGAATTAGTCAAGGCGTTTAATGGCAGTCTTGACTATCATCATTGGGACAAAGCGTTAGACGCGCTAGAAGCCGCATTGAAGGAAAAACCGTGACTTGGCCATTTCCACCATTTCCGAACCCTAAGGACAAAGGCATTAAAGTGCCTAAGTTCAACCCTGACAACTTTGAGGACGCACCATTATGAATGTCTTAATTCACACCAAACGCTTATGCCCTAAATGTGCGGAAGTTAAACAGTTTTTAAGGGCTGAGAACATTAACTTTGTCGAAATGGACATGGAGTCCAGCCCTGACTTACCCCATATTTTTATTGATGGCAAGCGCGTTGATGGCTTGGCCGAACTACAGGAAGCACTTAAATGAAACGTCTTGATTTATGGAAGGCCAAACTTAAAGTGGCTAATGCTGAATTGCGCATTAGAGGGCGCGAGGCCAACGCCGCCGCCCGCGCTGTCATCCGCGTACACACGACAGTCAAACAACTGGAGAAGAAAATTGAACGACACCTGGCGAAGCCTTAACAACAAATTAAGCCGTCTGAGCGAAGAAGAAGTGCTCAGACTGCTGTCCGAAGAACGTGAAGGCGCCAAGCGCGTCTCCATGCTTCAGCGCCTTCATCAGCGCTACAACACCCTGCGCGTAGCGCGGGAGAGAATAGAACTACTCAAAGGAGCAATACAACCATGATTAACTGGACACCCCCAGAAGGCACCAAAGTAACCTATCCAAGCAAAAGTCTGCAAGACCGCGCTTTCAATTACCAGCGCGGCTCAGACGTGCAAGCGCTCTGGCGTGAGCACGGCTGGGTGCCGCCCAGCGAAGGCATGACACCGCCGCCGCCTGAGAAAGCGTTTGAGCTTAGGAGAGTACGCTGATGATGCCTGCGATTCAAATGGGCCCAACCGCGCCCGTGCATCAACTAAAGTTTTGCACCAAGTGCCAAGCTGATAAGCCGCCAGAGGGCGGCGTTGAGATGGGCGCAAAATGGAACTGCCAGCTTTGCTGGGTTAGACGAACAACTGGTAAACACTTGAGACAAAATGCCAAGACCAAAACCACCTGAACCTCTACTAGGACGACAAGTCCGAATGTCTGACCGACATTGGATGATCTTGCAAGAACTTGGCGGTGCTGAGTGGTTGCGCAAGCAATTGGATAAAAATGCCAAGATGCCAGCCAAGTATTACCGCCATGAACTAGACGCACCGTCTAAAAAGGAAACCAATGACTAGCGGATGGAGAAAACGACAAATTCAGATGCCCAAGTTTGATATTTGGGAGCGCGAAACTTTGGTTGACTTTGCTGGCGAATGCTACGTCAAACTGTGCGAACAGGATGACATCATTCAGCAGTTGCAATGCGACTTGAAGACGGCCATTGAGGCTTACAGGGCGTTGGCTAAAGAATAAGGGCGCATTCGGCTTGTCTGCGCTTGGTTAACCCCGCCAGAACTTTGCCGCCGCCTTTATTCCAAAGCATCAATTGCTCCTTAGCGCCGTCCCAATCTTGGGCGTTGATCTTGCGCTTGAGGGTTGAAGTTTGAAGTCGGCCTGTCCCTAAGTTATAGCAAAAGTCCACGATGGCGTTGCATTTGCGCTCATCAGTTGCAAGGATGGGGCAATTGCGCAAAACGCCTGGCAGGTACGTATGTTCAAGTTCCACCATCAAAAGCGCGCGCGCCGTGGGTTCATCCATCGGCGCGTCTTCCAATGTCACTTTGCGCCCGTCAGCGTAGTAAGTTGAACCGTACCCAATCGTGGCCACATTAGCTGGACAAAGGTACGGCTTGGCGCGGTAGCCCTCAAACTGACGGCACAGTGCAGCGGCCAGTTCTAAGTTCATAACCCGCGTTGCTTTAAAGTTCTATCGAGGAACCAATAGTTAATTGTTCCAGCTAAGAGTGCTGAAAAGTCAGGCGACATCATCATCTTAAAAACTTCCATGGGGGCAGCGCCTGCAATCCATGAGTTCCAACCAAACCACAAATGCACAAAAGACCAGACCAAAAGAATCCAGTATGTAACGACAGGACGAACAGATGCAGACAAACTAGCCGCCCATCCACCTGCGGCTTTGACCATTGCGGCTTGTTGCTCAATTGCGGCGTTAAAGGCGTCCATGACCCCCACATCAACTGCTGCCTCTCGTTGTGCTCCAATCTCAGCCAGCTTCATCTGACCTCTGATTTGCTCCAGTTCACACTGGCGGGCAAACATAAGCATCTCATGCGACCTTTCGTTCTTCTTGTCAAAAAACTTCAACACCTCGGGAGCCAAGCGAAATATACCGCCTAGCGCCCCACCCAATATTCCACCAAATACTTCAAACATAATCAATCCTCCGACATATCAGTTGCAGCCAAGTTTATACGGGTCTTCAGAGCCGCAATATCCTCTGGCTTGGTTTTAAATCCAATGGCCACATACCCAGCAAACTTACCCATATCTGGGGGAATAGAGCCTCTACACATAAACTTTACACCTTGCTTTGCGCCCCACTCACCAACTTTGGACGATGGGTTGAAATCTTCACACAGGACTTCATTGTTTAGCATAGCCACCATAGCGGCGTTGCGGTCTGCACTTGCGTTGAATAGGGATGTTACCGTGCCTTCCATTGACTTCTCTCGTGAACCATCGGCGTTCAAGGCCAACACGGTGGTGCGGCTGTTTGTTGTCAAGTTAGCTTTATGAACCAGCACAACCAAGCCGTCTAAGTCTTTCATCAAACTACGGGCTGGGGAAAGTAACGCTTCCTGCTTTGCCAACTGAGGCATCTTGTCCTGAGTCGTGATAGCGTGGAGGATGACCTGACGGGAATCCCAAGCAAAGTAGCCTGCAAAAAACAAGAACGACAGCAGAATAACCGTGAACAGCTTGAAGGGGTTGTCCACCCACTCAATTAAACCGATGACTTTACCAAGGGCGCTATCATCCTTTTTGGCTTCAGCTTTAACAGGTGCTGGCGCGGCAACAGACACATTGATTGTCTGCTCGGCTTTAGGCTTGGGTGTGCGCCGTTTAACGGGCGCTACCTTTGCAGGGACTTTTTTTGCTGTAACCATGTTAATCCTTATGCGTATAAATCTAGTCTACGATTTTTAAACATTGCCAACTCCAACTGGTTAACCCTAGCCTTTTTGTTATACAGTTCCACTTCTAATTCTGCTCTTGCCAATTCAACCTTACGCGCTTTTATTGCAAGCCTGTAATCTTCGTCTACCTTTTCAGCAGCTTTGTCAAAAACAATTTTTTGAAAATCGTATTTTGGTTGAACCATCGGATACCACTTGCTTGGGATAATCATTTCTTTTCCCGTTCAAGCGCGTCCTTGTATCCATGAACTATTTTTGCTCTAAGCCACGTAGAGTCCGACGTCCCCGCCCATTCCGACAAGTTGTTCCAGATGACTGTGTAATCCGATGATTTGCAATGACCTGCGTTTTGATCCAGCCAAACCATCATTTCTTTGTGCCGCTGTGTAGGATCGTGGACTGTGTAAGCTATTCCATAGAACTCTCGAACGTAACAGCCATTCTTGGCCATGGCTCCAACTAGCCCTAACAGCAGTAAGAGTAGGAGCCAGCGCATTCATTTGTCTACTTTATTGTCCAGTTTGTCAAAGATTTTGCCAAGCATTTCTTTAACGTCGCGCATGTCTGAGCGATAGTCGTCCCGCGTAACGTAATTCAAAGGCATGGCTCGAACGTCCGTGTCCAAACGCTCAAGCGAACGGTAGATGTTGTTCAGCACCCAACCACCTAAGAACCCTGCAAGACTGACCGCAATGTTAAATAGAACTTGAGAATCCATTATCGAGCCAATGCGTTTTGGTTTTCAGGTTCTGCGCGGCGTGACATTTCCGCGCCAAGTGCCCGAGTACCGGCCACTCCTGCGGCAGTACCGGCGCCAGGCGTTGCCGCACGACGCGCCGCTTGCAGTTTAATAGCGGCTTCAATTTGATCAGCGGCCACGGCAGGATTGGTCAATTCGCGTGCAATTTCTAACGCAATCTTATCGTCCATGCGTAACGCTAAGCGCTTAACGACATTGTTAAACACCGTAATTGGTACGGATAAAAAGTTTGGCAAAGGCAATCCAGCTTCTCTACCAGTTTTTGTGGCCAGACTTTTAATGTCGGTGCCTGCATCTGCGCCAGCTTTTACCAAGCGCTGATACTCACCTTCACGTAATAGATCTTGTCGCACCGCGTTTACGTGGCTTAATTGTTCGGGCGTAAATTGTTTGGTCAACTCGCCAATTCGCTGCTCGACTGCAAGCGCGTTAGCGCCCGCTGGCAACGGCGGCGCTAATTTATTACCGCTGGCTTTTGCAAGCTCTTCAATTTTTGCCAAACGAGCCGCGTCTTTTGCAACAACACCAACGCGCTCAGTAATGTTCATTCCGGCACCATCAAGAATCTTAAGCGGCTCGGCGTACTTTTTCATAAACGCGGCGTGCGACTCAGGCGTTACGCGGCCAGCCGCGTCTGTTACTTCGCGGCGGTATAGATCTTCAATGCCAGTGCGTGCAATCTTCATTGCGTCTGGGTTTTTGTCAAACAAACGCAAGAAGTCTTTAGCTTCACTTTCGCCTTTAGGTTGAAAGTATCTGCTGACAACATCTTCCGGCTTAATTTTGGTTTCTTGCAAGTTTGTTTGCTTAAACAAGTTGGCGTTAATGCCTTCTTTAAAGCGAGGCGCGTACTCTGTGCGGTAGGTGTCTAGCGCACCTTTGTACAGCGTCTTAGTTTCGTCAGTTAAAGTAGTGCTTGACTTAACCGCATCGTCAATTGC